TTTACATAACTAGATTGTAAAAATGGATTTACTCCACGTTGGGCAATCATTTGACGATCTGCCATTTTCGTGTCAATTGATTCACGCCTTGTTCCACTGGAATTTTGATTTCGTGAAAACGAAGAATTCGTAATATTGATTAAGTCAGAATCTTGATTAAAAAATGTATCATCTGCTAAAGATTGATTAATAGCATTTGTTTGACTGTCGTATTCGTATTCTATATTTTGTTTCTCTTGTTGTTTTTCTTGTTTTTCTGGTCTGGCACTCTTATAATATGCTTCACCTGTGCTCCATTTCCAAGTATTCATTATTATAATACTTTTTAAAATAATGAATTTATAAACTTATAATTGTCCTTCCTTTATAATTACCATATTCTTAGTAAACATAAATGCATCTTTGTTAGTTCGTCTTCGTTTCAAATTACATTCTAAACATGCTATTAATAAATTACCACTATTATGTCCTATATCATTATTAATTCTGTCAAGAGACCATTGTTTCATTTCTCTAACTCTTTCATACAAAATATAGACTTCTTGAGAACAATATTTACATTTCATTTTAGACTCAAGTAACAGTTCAATTACTTCGTTAAATTTAACCAAGTTATCTTCGTTTAATCTTTTCTTTAATATATCCTGTTGCTTATAACTACATATTTTTGTTTTTATGTGTGATGTTATTAATGCTGTATATTTATTCTTTTCTAATGTTTCATTCTTTATACATTCTAAAATATTCAATTGGATTTCTTGAGATAGTTGCTCTTCATTTAATCCCCAAGTTTGGGTTTCTACTCTCATTTTTCTTTCCTTTTCGTAATTTATGTTTTTTGTATTCGTTTTTATATTTGTGTTTATATTTTTACTTTTTTGTGTGTCTGCAATAATTATATGTTTTGTATTACTGTTTTCGTTATTGGGATAATCCATCATTTCCTATAGCCTATACTAACAAAAAAAGACTTTATAATAAAACCAATATAAAAAGTATATGTAATATAACTGTTTTATTATATATAAAAAAAGTGAGTTAAAATCTATTTAACATATTATATTATAAATGAATAAAGAAACTCAAAATAGCGATTGTAACGAACTTAAAACATTAAAATATAAATCTATGATTTTAAATGGTATGCCTTGGCCCGAAAGTAAATCATCTACCGATCTAGCTAATCTAGATAAATTTCTTGAAAATGAAAAAATAAACAACGCCAGTGAACCTTGGAGTAAACTGGATAAAACAGCTAAAATTAAAAAATTATCCTTATTTGCGGTTGTATATAAAACACAAAATAACTTATCTGACGATGAATATAACCGGCTTATTTCTTTTTTTAGAGATTGTTTGGATAAAAAGAAATTACAGCGAGTGAAAGATGTAAGTTATAATAAAGATACTGGTGAAATTAAAGACATACCTGCATTATATTTCAATAAACCAACAAACCATTTCACATTAAAAAATGTCGATAAGCGTGTTTCAACCGTAAGAGGTCTCGCTCCTAAGAAAAAACAGGGAACCGCTAAAAATCTTAAGGTAATCGATACTGATTCTGAAAACGAAGATTAAATTAAATAAAATTGATTTTTGTATTGATATAGAAATAAAATATATAACAATATAGAAACACAAATGACCGAAAATACCGATTTATTAGATATAACAGAACAGATTATTCCAGAAGAAGACCCACGTTTCTTTAACGATGAAGAGTCGTTAGAAATATATCAAACATGTATTCATCTAATGGAAGAATTTATTGCAGATAATCCAAAGATTATTTCAGAACCTGATTTTGACGAGATATTTGATGAAAATATTCAAGAATTAATGCACTCTCATTTTGATTTTGACATATTTTATACGGAAGAATCACAAGAAGAAATGGAAGAAATCATTGAACACTCCAAAACCGATTTCTTTAAAGATCATATGCCACCTCGTTCTTATCCTGATACAATTATTTTAGAGGAACCTGACCACGAATATATTAAAGAACAATTGGATATTTTAAGAAATAAACCTCAGCCTACTCAACGAACAAAAGAATGGTACGAATTTCGCCATAATTTAATTACAGCTTCCAATGCCTACAAAGCATTTGAAAATCAAACAACACAAAATCAGCTTATTTATGAAAAATGCCAACCATTAAATCAACATTTATATGTAGACGGTGATGACCTTGAAGATCATGAAGATAACGAAGATTTAAAAGAAATTAAAGAAATAAAAGAGATTAAAGAAATAGTTATGGTAAACACTAACACTACTTTACATTGGGGGCAAAAATACGAACCATTATCCGTCAAATATTATGAACACGTATATGGCACGAAGATAGAGGATTTTGGCTGTATTCAACACGAGACCTTCTTGTTTCTAGGGGCCTCTCCGGATGGCATCAATGTGGACCCAGAAACAACTAGATATGGTCGTATGTTGGAAATTAAAAATATAGTTAATCGTGAGATTGACGGCATCCCTAAAAAAGAATATTGGATACAAATGCAACTTCAAATGGAAGTCTGTGACCTAGATGAATGTGACTTTTTAGAAACGAAGTTTACTGAATATCCCGATGCAGCTTCTTACGAAAACGACACATCACCCGAAACTTATGAAGACGAAGATGGAGTTGAATTTAATAACATTTGTTTATCAAAAGATAATAAAATGAAAGGCGAAATAATTTACTTTCATACAAAAGAAGGCAAACCATTTTATGTATATAAACCACTAGATATAATTCATCCTTTAGACATTATCGAGTGGAGAGAAAAAGTAATTGATTGCTATACACAGAATCAACAATTATCATACACATTTATGAAGACACTTTATTGGAAATTACAGGAAGTAAGCTGTGTGTTAGTTTGTAGAAATCGTCAATGGTTTAAAGATAATATAAAGGATTTGGACCAACTGTGGTCAATCGTAGAAAAAGAACGCGTTAGCGGTTATGAACATCGTGCCCCTAATCGCAAACAAAAAAAGGAAAATATTGTTGATTTAACTACAAAACCTAATGCTAATGGCGGCTGTTTGTTGCAATTTAATAAAGATACTGGAAAAATTACTGTTGTTAAAACTGGATAAAATGCAATTATTTCCTGTGAACCTTATATTTGTGTTGTCTCTTAGTCTTCTTAGACTTCTTCTTTTGTCTATTTTTTATTGTCTTCTTCTTTTTCGCTTTATTTTTTATTTTACCGCCTTCTAAGTTGAGATTTTCAATTTTGATGTCTCTAGGAGAAGCCTCTATTTTTTGTATTTTACTTCTTATGGTTTGTAACTCATTTTCAACTGGTTGTATTTTTTCTAAAAATTCAGGAGTGAATTCTGTCCCTATTTTATTTATTGGGAATTTTGATTGATTAACTAGGGTTGCATATTCTTTTTCTATATACGTTAGAGAGTTATAAAGTTGACCTAACATATGTTGAACGTTTGCATCTTTAAACTCACAAATAATATGTTTTATATATCCAGGCTCTTCTTTATTTACAATTCGTATTATTTTTGACTTTTCAGTTTCAATATCATATGCGTCTTGTATTACATTATCGAATGTGTCATCATTTCTAATACTTTCATCACCTTTAAATCGTTTAATCATTGCTATATTAGTCTCACCTGTAAAGCAATTTGAATAACGTCCTGATAATTTAGAGTTTATTACAAAACCAAATTTAGTGTACAAACATAATGCATTTACTTTTGTGAAACCACCAGCTATTTCTAATAATCCTAGGTGTATAATTGGCGGACCAAAATACGGAATATTTATATCTTCCGGGGGTCTTAATTCTTCTAATCTTTGGTTATAATCTGTTTTTCTTGGATGACTTAAAATGGTATATAAATATAATCCTAATAATATATTTCCACAGCTATAACATTGTTTTGAACATATCAAATTTAATGCATACGCGTTAGCAAATTTATTACATTCTTTTCTTTGAACAATAATTAACGATATTATTATATTCTGTAATTCTCTAATATCTGGTTGTATACTGGTATCAATAATAAATGCTATATCATAATCAACATAACTAGTCTGTTTTTCAATGGATCTCTCTAAAACTTGTTCCAAATATCGGGTTGTTATATCAGAACACAAATTTTCCTTTATAATAGCCATTCTTAATTCAATTGCTATTTGATAATCAGTTATATTTGGTCCATTAAAATATTCTAATATTTGATCTAGATTCATTATTGTTTTGTTAGTTAGTTGTGATGAAATATTAGGCAAATATAAGTCTAAAATTGTTTTTGTAAAAAAGTTGCTTTTTATTTTGGGTTTTATTACTTCTGGCATTTGTATTTGCATCGACATTGTAGAAGCCGGTTTGGCCCAAGTTGTCTTCATTTTTTTATTAACTGGGACTAATCTATTGGGATTATAATCATCATCTATTATTTCTTTATTCATAGGGTCAAATTCATCATATTCATCATCTGACATATTATCTATATATTATGAATATAAATAATAATTTAGTATAAAATATTCTCATTCGTTGGAATAGAATAATATAAGTCATTCTGTTCGGTTCTAAAATAGCCAACACGTGCTCCTTGACCTTCTTCTGCCGGAGGTAATGGATAAATTTCGTTCGATTTATTTTTGATACTGTGATATACCGCTCCGCAAAACTCTGGTCTTGTGCACGTTCCTTCATCTGGATTTTTAACATAACGCAAGTTGTTAGTTACTTGTTTAAAAGATGGCAAAGAAAATATTGGATAATGCCACCATATTGTGCTAGCACTATCATCTGAAACCTCGTTTTTGCCTATTAACGGAAAATCATTTAATATAGCTTTATCAACGGATACAGGATAAGTTCCTTCAGTTTTTCCAAAAGAGCTTGTCTTAAACCCTTCTGATTGTTTGATAAAAGAAGCTAAATATAATCCTAACGCTAATATTAATATTAAAAATATAATACTTCCTAGAAAAGTGTTTGACATTATATAATATACAATAATATAATTTGTTTTAGTTGCTGTTGTATAATTAATCTTTTAAAAAACCAACTTAAAATTATACTAACATAACTTAGTATAAAATGGAAACTATTAGTATGCGCGTTACTAAAAGAGATGGAGAATTAGAAGAAATTGCGTTTGATAAAATTCTTTTAAGAATTAAAAAATTGGGACAAGAAGCTAATATTCAAATTAATTATCAACAACTAGTAATGAAAGTCATTGATCAGTTATATGACACGATTTCCACGACTAAAATTGACGAATTGGCTGCTGAACAATGTGCATCTCTTTCTACATTGAACCCAGATTATGGAACGCTTGCCGGACGAATTATTGTTTCGAATCATCAAAAAAATACAGTAGCTAACTTTTCAAATGTTATAAACGATTTATATAATTTTACCGATATTCACGGAAATAATAACCCACTAGTCTCTCAAAATCTTTTTAATTTTGTTACTAAATTTTCTAAAGAATTAGACAATATGATTGTTCACGATAGAGATTATTTAATTGACTATTTTGGGTTCAAAACTTTGGAACGAGCGTATTTATTTAAATTAGGAAATAAAATAGTTGAAAGGCCTCAACATATGTGGATGCGTGTTTCGGTTGGTATTCATGGTTATTTGAATAACGATAAATCTCTAGAATTAATCAAAGAAACATATGATTTAATGTCTCAAAAGTTTTTTACCCACGCAACTCCTACTCTTTTTAATGCAGGAACTCCAAGACCGCAAATGAGCTCTTGTTATCTATTAGCAATGGAAGATGACAGTATTGAAGGTATATTTAATACATTAAAAGATTGCGCGCATATTTCTAAATGGGCAGGTGGCATTGGATTACACGTTCATAATATTAGAACTAAAGGCACACATATTCAAGGCACCAATGGTAAATCTAATGGTCTAGTGCCAATGTTGCGTGTATTTAATAATACTGCTCGCTACGTTGACCAAGGAGGCAATAAGCGTAATGGTTCGTTTGCTATTTATTTGGAGCCGTGGCATCCTGACATTTTTGACTTTTTAGAAATGCGCAAAAATCACGGTGATGAAGAGTTAAAGGCACGTGACCTATTTTATGCTTTATGGATCCCTGATTTGTTTATGGAAAGAGTAAAAGAAAAGAATGGTAAATGGTCTCTATTTTGTCCCCACGAATGTCCTGGTTTAAGCGATGTCTATGGACAAAATTTTAAGTCTCTTTATGAAAAATATGAGCAAGAAGGTAAGGCCAGAAAAACTGTTAATGCAAGAGATTTATGGTTTGCCGTTTTAGACGCACAGATGGAAACCGGCACTCCCTATTTACTTTACAAAGACGCCGCAAACCAAAAATCAAATCAGAAAAATATTGGAACTATTAAAAGTTCAAACCTTTGTACAGAAATCATGGAATACTCTGACGCTAATGAGACTGCCGTGTGCAACTTGGCATCTATCGCGTTACCTGCGTTTGTAAATCATTCTTCTAAACAATTTGATTATTCTATGCTTCACGAAGTTACAAAAGTAGTAACTAACAACTTAAACCGGGTTATTGATATTAATTTTTATCCCACAGAAAAAACCAAACGAAGTAACTTTAGACATCGACCTATTGGTATTGGGGTTCAAGGTCTAGCAGATACATTTGTTCTAATGGATATTCCGTTTCATTCTGATGAAGCCAAAGAAGTAAATAAATTAATTTTTGAAACTATTTATCACGCTGCTTTAGAAAAAAGCAATGAACTTTCTTTAGAACGCGGTAAACTAATAAAACAATTAATGAACGGACCTAGGTCAGAATTATTAGAAACAGTAGACCAACAAGAGTATAGCATTTTAAAACGGGAAAATACTGACTTACTTGGTGCGTATAGTTCATTTGAAGGCTCTCCTTCTTCACAAGGCATCTTACAATTTGACATGTGGTCTGTAACTCCCTCAGAACGTTACGACTGGGCTTCTCTCAAAAAATCTATTATAACCTACGGTTTAAGAAACTCACTTCTAGTTGCTCCAATGCCAACCGCATCTACCTCTCAAATTCTAGGATATAATGAATGTTTTGAGCCATTCACTAGCAATTTGTATTCGAGAAGAACCTTAGCCGGTGAATTTGTTGTCGTCAATAAATATTTAATGAAGGAATTAATTGACTTAGGATTATGGAATGAACAAATAAAAAACAATATTATTGCCAATAAGGGCTCAGTTCAACAGTTAACTGTGTTGCCTGAACACATTCGCAATAAATATAAGATTGTTTGGGAAATTCCTATGAAACAGTTAATTGATATGTCTGCTGATAGAGGTGCTTATATTTGTCAAAGCCAGAGTTTAAATTTGTGGATGGAGGAACCAGTATACAACAAACTAACATCAATGCATTTTTATGCTTGGGAAAAAGGCCTAAAAACTGGTATTTATTATTTGAGACGAAAGGCAAAACATCAGGCTCAACAGTTTACAATTGAGCCAGATGCTAGGGTTGAAGAAAAAGACGAAATTTGTGAAATGTGTTCTGCTTAGAATTATTTTCTGGTTCTTCTAGACTTTCTGGATTTTCTCGATTTTTTAGACTTTCTAGACTTTCTGGGTCTTCTTCTTTTAGTTTTTTTACCACCGTTCTGACTACTACCATTTCCATTTACCATTTCATCCGTTAAAACGGCAGCATCTATTGGTTGACATATAGTTAAACCGGGAGACCCAACTCCAGAAGCATCTACGCCTGCTGGTGTAAATTCATTAATAATTCTAACTATTGGGTTAATTGGGGACATATCTTTTAGTATTAAATATATGTCAGGTGCTCCCACACCACAAACAGGAACATCGTTACTGTTCGGTGTAAATTGTATGCCTTGAACCCATAAACGATAAAAAACTCTTAAACAAGCGACTACATCAATTAAAGCATTGTGTAACGCAGATTCATTTGGAGCGTATCCGAACATTCTAAAATAGGCTTCATTTAATTTAGGCGTTTTAAAAACAGGAGGATTTTTATTACGATTATAACTTTGATATATCTTAACTAAATTAGTGGATTTACAAGCAGTGCAATAAATTTTATTAGCACTTTTTGCTGCAACTATTTCGTTTAGTATTTCTGGTTTACTATGTCTTGCACATTCCGCTAACAACATATTAATGTCAAAATTCACGTTATGTCCAGTCACTACAGTAGCATCCCTAAAAAAAGTCATAAATTCTTCTAATGCTTCTTCTACATTTACCCTATTTGATGCTAGTCCAGCTCTTATAGCTGTTTCTGTAATATGATGAGCAGTAGACAAGTATTCCTCTGTTGTAAATTGTGGAGGCATATTTACGTAAATATCTCTTTCAATTGTTTCATTTGTATCCATATCAAACATTATGTAACTTAACTGCACTATATAAGGCCACGTTTCTGTATAATTTTCCCATAAACTAGGATTTTCGTCCAATGCCCTTTCTTCTCCTCTTTTTGCGTCTCTAATTGGTCTCATTCTAGCATTATACTTAAAAGATGTTTCTCCTTTTTTATAAGGATAATCTTTTTCCGTTACTTGAAATGGAGGTAACCCAGTTGTCTCGGTATCAAATACTAGTACTTTTACCATTTATATAATAAGATAAAAATTTATTATATAATACATTTTATTAATTGTGTGATTTTCATATCTAAGCAAACTCTTTACAAATCCCAAATGTTTTCCTGTGCCATTTAGTAATACCGTGCTGTTTAATGCCATCCATATGTTTTTTAGAACCATAGCCTTTATTTGAATCTATTCCATAATGTTCAATTAATTCTGGATTTAAAACACATAGGTCTTCAATATATTTATCTCTTTCTACCTTTGCTAATATGGACGCGGCCGCAATAGATGTATATTTATTATCACCGCCTTCAATTAATTGATACTTTATAGTCTCCATTTTAGTTTTTGTTTTGTTAAGAGTTGTATATGGTTTAAAATAATTGCCATCAACTAACAATAATAAACTTTCTATAGGAATATCTGGTAGTTTCGTTAAAACAGTTTTTATACATTTATGCATTGCTGATTGTGTCGCTTGCAATATATTAATGTCATCTATTGTTTGTTCATCTTCATATTCTACTGCCCATGCAGTCGCATTGTCTTTTATATATTCAGCAACCTGTTCAATCTTTTTTTTACTGTGAAATTTTTTACTGTCTTTCATTTGAGAATGGTCAATACTGTTATCTTTAGGTAAAACAACAAGACCAGCATAAACTCTACCAAACATCGGCCCTCTGCCTGCTTCATCAATTCCTAATTCAATAATGCTGGTATTGTTATCATAACATATTTTTAAAGCTTGTTGAATATTTCTCTTCTTTTTTTGAACAACTGTTTGTCCTTCTTCGACTGTTGATACATTATTTTTTGTCCTTCTTTTAGAAATAGGTGTTATCTCGAAGGGTTCTTCGTTTACAGTTTCTTCATCTAATTTTAAATCATCTTCTTCGTCGTCGTCAATAATTACAGCACTAACCCATTCATCGTTTTTCTTTCCAGACATCTTTGTTATATATTTATAAATTAATAACAAATGTATAAACAAATCAATTTTTTATAAATATTTATAAAAAAGGTGAAAAAGTTTTTTCACAATATAAATTATACAATGAAGGGTGAATTATTAATACTTTTTGTAATTTTATTATTAGGATTAATTTTATGTTCCTTTTTAGGAGGTAAAGGATATATGGAGGGTATGGAAAATAATTCCTCTAGCCAAGTATTTTATGGTCCCAATGGAGCCTCTGCTCAGATACAAAGCGACTCCAACGGACAAAATAGTTTGGCTGTAACCAACAGTGACGGAACTACATCTATGTATACTACCAATGGGTCTTCTGGGTCTTCTGGTTCTTCTGCTTCTTCTACTACATATACTGGCCCCAATGGAAGCACTGCTAAGGTCGTCACAAACTGGGATGGAAGTGTTGCTCTTGCTGTAAAACAACCAGATGGGTCGGTTCATACTTATAAGTTAAGTGATAATTCTGGTTCTTCTTCTTCTTCAAGTTCTAGTTCTACAAATGGGTCTTCTACTACAAATGGGTCTTCTACTACAAATGGGTCTTCTACAACAAATGGGTCTTCTACAACAAATGGGTCTTCTACTGGTTCTACAAATTATGACAATTACAACCACTATAGCGGCACATCGTCTCCAACCATTTATTATGGCCCTGACGGAGGAACCGCAAAGGTGATGCAAACACAAAATAATAATACAATTGTAGTAACAAATAAAAACGGTTCGACACAGATTTATTACATTGATAATAATGGAAGCGACCCCAGTATGTCTACTTATTATGGACCAAATGGTGGCTCAGCTAAAATGATTACAGATAGTAACGGAAACCAAGCGGTTGAAATTACTAGTCCAAATGGCTCTAAATTGGTATATACAGGTGATAATGCTTACACATATAATAGTCAAGATGACACCATAAACCAATATGATGCTGATAATAATACAACAGGTTCTGATATTAATGCTGCAACTTATTATGGACCTAATGGTGGCCAAGCTTCAACAGTGACAGGTCCTTCTGGTAACACATATTCTACATATGATTCATCCGCTTATTACAACTCTCTTCCCCAAGGAATTTCCAGATCACAAATTCCTTCTGGTCAAGAAGATTTGTATATTTTGAAGTCTCAAGTTGTTCCTCCAGTTTGCCCAAAATGCCCGGACCCAATTGTTCAGTGTCCTGAAAACAATGATGTGACAAAATGCCCGCCTTGTCCTCCTTGTGCTCGTTGCCCTGAGCCTGCATTTGACTGCAAAAAGGTGCCAAATTATAGCGCATTTAATCAAGATTTTATGCCTGTTCCAGTATTAAGTGATTTTTCAACATTCGGAATGTAAATACAGGGACACTCCAAATATAAAATTAAAACAAACTTAAAAATAATTTATAATATATTATCAAGCTAATGGAAAATTTTGATAATATAAAAAAAGAAAATGAACAATTAAAAGAAAATTTATTGCTTCTAGAAAAAGAAAATATAGAATTAAAAGAACATCTAAAAAAATATACAAATGGAGAAAATAATAAACGTTATTATGAAAAAAACAAGGAAAAGGTTAAACAACAAGGAGCCGAATATTTAAAAAAAATATCAGAAGAAAATCCAGAGAAACTCAAAGAATATAGGAGAAATGCATATTTAAAAAGAAAAGAGAAATTAAAAAATTTAG